GTCGCAGTAGTGTAATCAAACGTGGACAAATAAGTTCTATAGTAGGTCCAAGGCATGTCAATAGTATAAACACCATCAACAGAAAGATCTACTAATATGTGATCAAGAGCTAATACTCTCTGAATAAATTGAGTATAAGAGGTAACGGAAGTAGGATCAGTCGCACGATACGATGTTGGTATTGGTTGGCCCATAGGAATGTTTGCAAATGCAACCAAACCCGTAGCCATAGGATTACCAGTAACGTTAATCGTGTACCGAATATCATAAGAAGCAAAACGTTTATCAATAAACATACGCTTGTAATTATTATTAGTAATAATAAGATTACTAAATTCTTGACAAACGACGTCATTAACAACGTTGGTAGATGTAACTTGCTTTTGACCTCTATACATTGGAGTGGAATAATGTTCATCAAAGACATCTTTCTTCAAAGTTGTGAGCTCTATAATTTCAGCAGCAACTTGAGTTTGAAGATAATTTGTAACACCTTTGGGAGCACCAGGATCAGCAGTAAGCTGGGATGATGCCATATCGTGAGTAGCAGAAGTAGAAGGTTCAGCATTAGTGAAATCTCCTCCTTCAGTAATATAATTAGTTTCTTCTTCCGGATCCTCATCCTCATAGATGGTGGTTAAGAGATTATCATCGAATAATAAAGTCTTTAAAGTATTTAAAGGCGTCCATGATTCGGTAACATACTCTTCATCATGATTTTGAGAAGAAGAAGATAAAAATTTAAATAACATATGGAATAAAATTAATAAAAGTAATAAAATTAAAACGCTTGTTACAGCGCACAACAAAATATTTGAATAGATCATTTTAAAATAGGGGTGTAATGTCGTACTTACCATAAAGAAACATATTATCGAAATATGAGTAAGGTGGCAACACTACAGAAGGATACACGAGCGAGAAATAATAGATAATATTATTATAATAGGAACGTCCATAGAAATAAGCGAAAGAACAAACTTGTTTGATATTAGTGACAAGTTGATCTTCCAAAGAGAGATGAGATGATCGCTTCACATATGAAATCATTGAATACAACGATTTAACAGAAAGTAAAGGTTTCACAAAAAGGCCTTCTCTTCTAAAGCCTCTTTTAAGGAAAGTGAGATCGATAATTGGTTCATAAGGAATAATCACGCCGTTTTTAAGCGAAGAAGTTATCGTCATAGAACAATATTGTTTATACACGTCGATCATCGTGTTGCGATTGAGATAAGGAAGCATATCAATATGAATAGCATCTAAAGAATCATCACCATAAATTTTTGTACACACAAATTGATCATAATAAGCTGTAGTTTTGAATTGTGCTGGAACACTTTTCAAAAACCATATCAAATGCATAATCATATTGACAAGAGTATTCAACAAAGCAGTTAAAACGGCGCCAGATGGCATACCCTTGTGTTTGCGAAACAAATATCTACCGGCAACAAGATAAGAATTAACCATGGCTGAAACTAAGTTTAGACGTGCTTGGTCATGTTCGATTAACCAATTTGGATCATTGTCTTTATACCAACAGTTAATAGATTCAGTCGCCCAATACATCAAAGTGGTCGCGAGATTTTTATCCCAGTTAGGAGCATCTGCATCAATACCAATATCAGAAATGGAAGCCAATTGATAAAACATATCAGTCCATTGAGTAGATTCTGGATTCATACCAATACAACAAAAACCTTTACCAGCACTCGCATGCATGGCTGAAATCCAAGAAGCAAAATAAACACGAACAGCGACTGTATGATCCATGGGAGCTACTTCAAATACACGAGCTAATTTCATATTTCCTTCAACTCTTTTATCTAAAGAGTCTTTCAAGGAAACATTCCACATAGTCTCACGCACATTAGTCTTCCATTCAGCAACATAATTTTCAAGTTGCGCCATATATTCAGGACTTTTAACAGAAACAATGCCATCTTCAGAACAATCAAAATAAGTACGCTTAGATTCGCCTCTTAGAGTATAGGGTAAACCTGGTGAAGTATCCAAATTCATTTTATCCATAGATTCATATTTATTAATAGCATCATTAATGGTAAAAATTTTAGCAGGGGCGGCAGGATAATGACTTCGCAAATATGACAAACATTCAGCTTTAACATCAGTATCATCATAATTGTTTAATTCAGAACCGAACAATTGAGTACCAACGAGCAACGGGTCAAAACCTTCAGAATTGTATTTTTCAGACGGATGATTAGTATAATTCTCAAAATGTTCGAATAATGGTGTCTCGTTATAAGCAGTCTTCCTATTAACATAACTTGGTTGTTGTAATTCACCAAGGATTTCAATAGTCAAACTCTCAGCATGACGACGCATTTCTTCAATTTTAGGAGTAACAGTAAATTTAACTTCTAACGGAATAACATTTTGAATATTTGTCAACACTCTCATTATCATTTCATAAGTAATGATTAGACCACCTCCATTGAGAGAGCCTGCAGTTCCAAAACAATGAATGCCAACAATTTTGTTATTATTAGAAGCCTTGAAATGAATCAACGGAGAACCACAATCACCTGGTTTAGTTTCAGCAGCATAACGAAGACCACGGGCCACAGTGAAAGCACGGCCAGAAGGATGTTTATATGAAATTGTTTCTGTTAATGGATGAATTTGACAAAATTTCTGGAATTTAGATGGAACACCCTTATCTAATGTATGTCCAACCATAACAGCATAATCTCCAGAAACAATCTGTGAGAGATCTTTCTCACGAATAAATTGATTCAAAACAGAGCGTCTAGCTGGAACAGATGTACGAGATAAATCATAGATGGCAGCATCAATATTAGCTTCATTGCTAGTATTAACTAAATAAGTAACACGAGCTGGATCATAATCTACAGAATGATTTATGTTTTCAATACGAAACAAAAAGCAATATTTACTTGTTTTGGTATTAAATAAAAATTGTCCTTCATCATCAATCAAACAATACTTCGGTATTAAAACACGATGATTGTCTAAAGGAATAGCATTGACAAACGTAACAGTGGATCGTTTAACATCCATAGTATCCATTTTGGTAACTAATACTACGGCCATTGGAAGCATTCTAGTGGAGACAACATCAGCACAATCTAAAGCAGCAGGATCATTTGTACCTTGAGTAACATATTCAGGATCAACAATCTTCTCAAGAATAGTTTTCTCAATTGAATTCTGACGATACCTCGCAAAATCTTGCGTTAAAGCGTTTTGTTGTGAATAAAAAGGTGAATTGACGAATTTGGAATGGGAAACGATAGAAGTGTCTTCATTATCAATTAATTGCGTTTCAGTTTGCATAGGTTTACGCTTGACATTCTTTTCTTCCATAGTACGAGATTCAGTTTGTAATCGTTGGCGTTTAATCGATTTTTCTTCAAATGTGCGAGATTCAGTAGAAATACGCAGTCTTCTAGGATTCTTTTCTTCAAAAGTACGAGATTCGCAGACCAGTCGCAAGTCATTAAGCATGGGTACCAAGATAGGAGTGAACGAATTATAAAAATTCGAGACCTCATCAACATGGTCACCACGAGCAATGACACGCGTTAATGCATCATAACATCTACGATACATGGCTGCACGGGACAATTTAGAATTATCACTAATAAAACGATGAGCTTTCAGTAAACTACTTGCATCTAAAGGATAATCGAGATCATTAAGTACAACTAAAACATGAAGATGTGTTAACTGATCTCTATGATCATAATATTGTTTGACAACTTTCTTGCCAACTTGATAAGTAATTAAACAAGGAAGGAGCATACCAATAACAGTCAACAAACCAGTAACAATCGCTTTAGGAACAGGATTCATATGATTATCAGAACCCATCACGTTATCGATTAATAGATTATTGATGCGATACAGTAAATTAGCGGAAAAACAATTTGAAATTACACTAGCTCCAGCAAAAAACATATTTGTTTTAAGACCTTGAGTAGTATACTCGCGTAATTCACCAATAAAGTCATCTTCAATCGGAATATCATCGATGGCTTGTTGATTCCTTTCATGGGCAATCTTTCGTTTAACTAATTCACGCATCATATTCTTAAACGTCATAGGTTCGGAATGAGAATGTTCAGACAACACAAACTTAAATGATAAATGGTTAAATTCACCACTAGTGTCGTAATCCTTCTTTTTCAATCCGGCTTCTAAGATGGGTTCAGCCACAATACGACAAGCAATACGATTGAACAAAGCAGCAGGGCAATTGATCTTAGTAGAAACAGCATCAGGAGACATCATGTTTGTGGCAGCTAAAACTAAACGTGCCATGCATAAAGTTCCTTTCTTACCGACGATTGGATCATCTAAAGAAGCCATTGGTACAATATAATGTTGTTTTGTAACCAATGAAAAATATTCAGAAACATCTTCATAATCAGTAGATTGAAGCCAATCATCATAAACGACTGCATAAGTCTTATCTGAAAAACCATCCCAATGGGGTACTTTAGATATACGAGTGTACATTATTGGGCCTTGATGTTTATCAACAGAAGATAAAATATTAGCTATAGCTGTCATAAGAACAGTTTTACCAATACGAGATTTTCCATGAATAACAACAGAAAACGGACATTGTCTAGGAGTCGTGTAAGCATTATATTGTTCATGATAAACTTCTATTTTATTGGCCAACTCTCGAATGGCACGGTAAGCCATATAAACGTCTCGCTTAGTACTAGGAGTAAGAAGAAAAGGATCAAAATAAAGAATCTCTTTTCTGATGTAAATAAGAGATTCTTGTGTAACGATTTCCTTCTTATCCATAGAATCAGCAATATGACGAACAAAAATAGCAAGATCTTGGAAGCGAGAATTAAATGCTTTAGGATTAGGATGATAATAATCAATAATGTCGGTAAGGAATTCAGGTAAATAATCTCTCAACCAATTAATAAACATATCGATAGAAGATAAACCGTTACGAATTTGAGCAAAAGAATTGAAAGTTTTGCCAACATCTAATAGCATCTTATTATTAGTAATCAAAGACAAAAATGTAGCGGGAGACCAAGATTGAGTTTGAGGTTCAAATTGAGCAGGGGCATGGAAAATGTGTTGCGTACAAAACCGAAATATGCATGAAATCGAAAAGCCAATCTTAAATACTAAAGCAGGTAATGAATATATTGTGTAATTATATATATCATGCAATAAATTTGTGATATGACCTCCAACTGTAGCGTAATCTACTAGAGTGGACACATGCGGCAATTTAGCAACATATGTTTGAACCAAACTAGTTATAGAATCAATAAAATGAGTAGCTTTATCGGTTGCTTCATTAACTTTCGCAAAAACTTCATTGACAGAATTAACAGCAGTATTAACACGACCTGGTAAAGAAGCATATTGTTTAACGTCATTCCATTTATTTTTCATGCCATTCATGATAATAGATTTAGCCATGGTAATAGGAGTGTCATCTTCAGATTCAGTAGAATAATCACTATTTTGAGCACGATCTAATCGCATCAAATACATCATTCTTTCTTCAATTGGAGTCTTATAATAATTGCGATACAAATCGCTATTAACATCAGATGTTCCTTCAATATCAAGTCGAGTAAGAATAGTTTGATGATGACGTGGAATATCAAACTCATGACTAATGGGATTAGAGAAACTATTCGGCATAATTTCATGAGCATCAACAAAAGTTTCATTAGCGTCAATACTAGTTTCCAATATACGATCTAATTGAATAGCATCGACTGAATTAAGAGATTGTGTTGTTGAAGGAATAAATTCTTCGAACATAAGTCTTTCAACAACTTTAATTCTTGGAATAGGTTCAACGGGAACTTCAATAAATAATGGAATCCTCTCTTTATAAGGCTTAGGTGTGGCAACAAATAATGGTTGTGAATAAGATGGAATTTCTTTAATAACAGTTTTTGTAATACCAAGTTTTTCACGATACATTTTGAGTAAATCACGATCTACAGTGCGTTCAAAATCATCATAACAAAATTTTTTAAGTGCTTGATTTTGTGGCACTGGTTTCAGAAATTTAAAATAAGCAGGAATTGATTGTTGGTCTGCGACGAATTCTGAATCGTCTTGATAATAATTACATGCTGGTTGAATAGCACATAGTGCATCAGTGGGAGTCACTAAACGAGTTTCTTCTTTTATCTTGTTAATGGGATCAGCTTTTATT